GAACAGCTCGACGGCGATTACGCCCGCAGGCAAGATTGTGGATGGCATTGCCGCGGTAGCTGCACACGATATGGACGTTGCCGCCACTGCAGCACACTCGGCAGGGGACACGACAATCAGCATTGAAGTGCCCACCACCGACCTTACAAAGAACCAGTATGCCGACGGATATCTGATATGCAACGACGGCCCTGGTCAGGGAGAGGTATACAGGATCAAGTCTCATCCTGCCCACGATGCGTCTGCTGACAACACGGTTATCATCACCCTTGATGAGCCAGATGGCATAAGGACAGCGTTAACAACATCGTCGCTCTTTGGGCTTATATATAACCCATACACCAACATCAAGATCATTGATGGTGATGGAACGATGACCACAGGGCCTCTTGGTGTAACAACCATACCTGTAACAGCTAGTTACTACTGCTGGATACAAACAGCAGGAATTGCCTCTGTTCTGTCAGGGGCTGCAGTAGCTGTTGTTGGTGACGCTATAGGCGTGAGCCAAGCGTCGGGCGAGTCGGGAGCATTTGACTTGTGGGATGCTTCCTCAGAGGAGGACACTGCGCCTATTGGTACAGCAATGGCAATCCCATCCGTAGATACGGATAACCAAGTCGTGATGTTGAATATTCGCAACTAGGAAGAGGATATGGAACGAGACTTATGGACACCTCGGGGGACTGTGCCATTAGGCATGGCCCCCGTAGGGTACAATGCAGAAACCGGGAAGACCATAGTAAGGCACACCTTATTGGTAAGTGCCAAAGATGATTTTGGCGTTACGCACAAGACGCGCATCATAGTGTTAGCAGATCCTGATACAAGTAATGCTCACATAGAAGACATGATGGGCAAAGCGGCAGAGACGTTTAAAGACCAGGTGCGTGAGAAGCATAGCAAACGCCGACCCACGGCTGCAGAGAACAAGGAAATAGGACGGACTCTCAATGATATCCGTACACATATACGGAAGCGTAGGGAGAGTACAACAGGAAAAATATACTTTTAAGGAATAGAGGAATATGACACAGGAAAATAGTGGTGTTGAAGTACCAATAGCGATGGATGATATTCGTACAGTACTGAACCGGGATGCTAAGTTTGCACTACAGGTGCAGAACGCAGCTCTTAATAGAACGGTTCTTGAACTTACAACGAGACTAGAGACCGCAATGGGCGAGTTAGGATCTACAAAGGCAGAGCTAGAGCAAGCTTTAGCGAAAGATAATAAAGGTAAGAAGGAGGGCTGATATGCCCAAGGTAGGCAAGAGACATTTTTCTTACAGTAAAAAAGGACAGGCTGCTGCCAAGTCATATGCAAGAAAGACCGGGCAAAAGGTAACTAAAAAGAAGAAGGGTGGATACTAGTATGGCTGGTAGAACACCAAAGAAACTAACAGCAGAACAGAAGAATCGCTTGAGGGACCCTAAATATATTATGGCCCTAAAGGCAACTAAACCTTTAACAAGGCGATCACAACGCTCGAGGCGTGTGTGATGGCGGACACGAGGAACTACAATGCCAGCTATACAAGGGAGAACGCGTAAACAATTAAGGCAGTCCATTGGCTATAACCTTGGGGCTATTCACACTGGTACTGCTTATGATGCAGGATCGACAACTACATTAATATCACTAACACTTACCGGTGGAGATGACAACCATAATGGTAAGTGGCTTGTCGTTTTTGATACCAGTAATTCTGATAGTGCCGAAACCAGACTTGTTACGGACTATACAGCATCCGCTTATAGGCTAACGCTAGGACAGGCTTTATCTTTTTCTACTGTTGCCGGTGATACATATGAACTATGGGATGAGCCCTATACTCCTGACGCCATACATGAGTTTATTAACCAGGCGATTGTAGATTCGACAGGGGCTGTGTATGACCCCATAGAAAACGTGGCACTACATGGCGATGGGCATCAGACACGCTTTGATATACCATCCGGCATTTCACAGATATCCAAAGTTGCATATAGATCCAGGATTAGTTCAGCTCGTATTCATGACTGTGGTACAACCTTTGATGAAAAGACTGATGGGGATTTTACCCAGTCGTTAGACACCAAAGACAAGAAGCAAGGCTCCCAGGCCCTCAAGATGGTTATTGCAGCCGGGGCATCAGCAGGTGATTTTGTTACTGACAGTATTACTAGTAAAGACATTAGTAAGTATGACTACATAGAGATGTGGGTGAAGAGTACAGTGGCCACTAGTGCCGGTAACTTAAAGCTTTTACTAGATGATACAGCGTCATGTGGTAGCCCCCTGGAGACACTCAGTATACCAGCTCTATCCGCTAACACATGGACATTTGTCAGAATGGCAATGGCTAATCCTGAGACAGACACAGCTATTATATCTGTGGGCCTGGAGTATGACTCAGACCTCGGTGCTTGTACTGTGTGGATCGATGATATATCAGCCGTCGCTAATGACACTGCTGAATGGAACACATTAGACAGGCGTCTATGGAAGATAGATAAAGAGGCTAGAGACCTTATCCTTGGCCGGGACGGGCAAGATGCTATTGGGTATTCATTGATTAAACTGACAGGTGGAGACAAGCCGGCATTGCTATCATCTGAAACAGACACCACCGAAATACCAGAGCGGTACATTATATCCTTTGCTACAGCCAGGGCTTTGTTGTCCACTTCTGGTGGGCCAACGACAGATCCGGATAATAAACGACAGCTCGTTGCTTATTGGGATGGAGAAATTAACAGAGCCAAGGCTGCGTTCCCAATGTTAACCAATGTAAGGACGGTTGACTAATGCCCGTAGTAGTTGACACAAATGAGGTGTATCTTAATGGCACGTACTATCCTGTTACCAGACCGGTACGTTCTACATTAGCATCTATATACCCTGCCAAGATAGTTATTGGAGATACTTCCAAAGACGACCAGCTACGATCATCCATCGTGGCCTGGAGCGATTGGCGTGGGGGTATTGGTGTTAATAGAATGGAAGGAGCCAGAGATGTTAACCGAGCATGGTTCAGCACCTGTCAGCTCCGATATAAGAATCATTTGGTTTTAGCGAACCTGGCAATAGCCACTGACACACCGTCACACAGTTTAGGACAAGCTACTATTGGGGCTATTGCTACATTTAGCAGTGAAGTATATGCCGCATGGAATGGCGGAGGAGGTGCTACGCCTAAGCTATTTAAGTATGCCAATGGTGGAGATAGCTGGGGATCGGCACTAACAACATCGGGTATAACGGATGCAGTTACAGACAGCATAGTATTTACAGATGCTGGTGGAACTTCCTACCTGGTGTTGGCTCATTACGATTCTGGTGGATCTGGGTATTCTTATTCCTCTAACGGTACGTCATGGACTACAGATACTACATATGGCGCGCGGTTTGTAACCGAGTGGGATGACAGGCTTTGGGGAATATCTAATGCAGGACAGCTATGGAGTGCAGCATCAGTAGGAACTGAGTATGCTGATGCAATGCTGCCACTGCCTGATGGTAGTGTAACCTCTTTATTTGTCGCACGTAATGCAGCAGGAGTGCCAATCATATATGCGATGACCACACACGGTCTCTTTGCCCATGATGCCGACAATGCCAGGTGGGACGCGACACAGTTAGAGCTTCCAGTACACCCGGATAACGGCAAGGGGTCTATTCGGTGGAGAGACTCAGTCTATATCCCTAGCGGTAATGGTATGTATAAGTACATTAACGGTAGCAACGCCGCCGTTGTAACTATAATGGGACCAGATAGAGACGATGGACTGCCGTCTGATAAACGAGGATCTATCCGGACAATGGCAGGTAGTCACAATGAATTGTTAATAGGTATAGATGCACAAGTGAGTGCTGCCGCTGTTGCCACCGACGCTATACCGAGACAATGGCAAAGCCATGTAGGTAGTGCTGTTATGGCTGATGATACAGGATCTAGCACTATCCTGGGATATAACGAGCTAGGGTGGGAAACAAAGTGGATAGCAGGTGATACTGGTACGACCTTTGATGATATGCATGTTAGCACCGCATATAATACCTATCGGGTATGGTGGGGAGCTAATGGTGTAGTGTACTTCATGGACCTTCCAAAGGACATTATTAATCCTAGCGAGGTAGATGACTTTGCTTATGCAACATCAGGGGTGCATGAGACTCCCTGGTTCAATGCAGGACAGAGCGAGGTTGATAAGCTGGCACTGAATCTGCGGATTGAATGTCAGGATCTGTCGGCTGACGAGACAGTCTTAGTGCAATACGCCACAGATTATTCGGAAAGCTATACAACGGCAGTAACTTTAAACACAACAACAATGGGAGCCGCCGCAGGAACCTACACCTACACGTTTGGTTCTAGTGCGGGCACTACATTTAGATCCATTAAGTTTAAGCTTACGTTATCCAGGTCTACGGCAACCACGACTGGGTTGGAGAAATTTAACAGCCCGGACGTGGTAAGTCTAACCCTAGAGTGGAGGAAGAAACTTGCCGCAAAGTGGGGGCATACGGTTGAGGTGGACCTCAACAACGCATATAAAGGGAATAACCCTAAAGACCTGCGGTCTAATTTAATTTCTGCAATCGAAAGCACAACGCTTGTAGAGTTTACTTTCCGGGATGATAGTGGAGGGACTAGGAATTATTATGTAGATGTTACATCAGCGCAAGGACTAGAGTACACCGGTCACGATGAACGGGGCTCTACGATGATTAGCGTGGTGGAACCATAGGAGAAAAGAATGAGATTTGTTACCGGCGTTACAACGATTAGTAGTGCGGGCACAAGGGTGCAATTAAATAATGTCACCAACAGGGTGAAGTTTGTTAAAGCAAAAGCATTGGCTGGCAACTCTGGCTTGGCCTATGTAGGGGTCTCGGACGTGGCCTCTACTACGGGATATGAGCTGAGTGCAGGCAACGAACTGGAATTAAACTTTGGAGACTTTGGAGGATCTGTACCAGCAAATGTGTTTTATGCAGATGCGGCAACGAACAGCGATAAGGTTTGCTGGAGTATGATATTGGAAGGCTAATGACTACGCAACAAATCACAGCAGTACCTGCCGGATGGCAAGGATCGCTACCAGAATACGTAGCGTACACAACCTTTGAGTCTATAGGGTTGCGCCCTGGGCAGGATTTTATTTATCAGTCCCCCCTCTTAGGGGGGCGGATAGAGAAGGGTGGGCTGGTATTGGATTTTCTATTCAATGATCCGCCCGACCTTGCGGTCAACGTGCAGGGTGTATACTATCACTATGAGTTTGGAGTAGAAACAAAAGGACGAGATATAATAGCTCGTGAAGGAGCCGTAAGCCGGGGACTTACGTTAATTTTCATAGATGAGGACGATTTATTACGGGACCCGGAGTATTATTGCAGAGAAGCATTACGATATAGAGATCATTCTCGCATGACAGGGGGATAACATGGCTATTAACTTTAGAGGATATTTATTCGATGACTCAGGCAGTGCTATCCAGGGGGCTACGGTACAGCTCCTACAAGAATCGGATGGTGCAGAGGAGGCATCAACGACTACCAGTGCCGCCGGCCTATGGTATTTTAACGAGTCCGACCAAGATAGGTACGATATAAAGATTACACGAGGTAGCTCAATACGCTACATTCAGTGGAACGACCAGATATCTCTCAGGGAAATAGATGTCCGTAATGATACTGACGAGAATACTCCTGCTGCCACGTTTACTAACCTTGAGGATAATGTTTCTAACCAAGTAGCTGTGTTTAGCGGAGCTAACGCAACCAGGGCTGACAATGATGAAATTTATTTGTCCTTCAAGTTAGCTAATTCCGCAGGGGACATTGAAGAGTTTGCTCGTATGACGGCGGTGGCAACAGATGTGACAGATGGTAATGAGGATGCTCAGATAGAATTCGATGTAAGAAAGTCAGGCACTTTGACCAAGGTGTGGACTATTGCATCAAGTGACGCTGGTGCTATGTCATTCGACATGAACGTAGATGCTCTTACTATAGGGTCAGGTGCTAATACAGACATCTCTCTCACCTTTGATGCCACCACGTATGATGGTGTTATCACATGGATGGAAGACGAGGACTACTTCAAGTTCTCTGATGAGATCCTTATGAATAGCACAGAGAAAATCCTATTCGGAGATACAGGCACATTCATTCATCAGTCCTCTGACGGAGTTCTAACGATAACCTCAGATACTACGGTAGATATCAATGGAGCCGTAGCTTTTGATGGGGCCTTAACAGGCATTACGAACATCACTTTGTCCGGCACACTATCAGACGGCAACTATACATTTGATACTAGTGGCAATGTTAGTGGGTTAGGCACGATAGGTTCTGGGGCGATTACATCTTCTGGGAATGTTACATCAGGTGGATCATTCATTATAGGTAGTGCTTCTATAGCTGAAGCAGAACTGGAAATGATAGATGGTATTACTGCTGGAACAGCAGCAGCAAGTAAAGCTGTGGTGTTAGATGGAAGCAAGAATATTGCAACTATAGGTACTATAGGATCTGGTGCAATTACATCAACAGGCACTAGTTCATTTGCTACTGCAATACAAACCCCTCTTATAGAGTATACAGATGGAGATGACGCTATCACCATTGCTGATGGTGGCGGTATCACCGCAGCAGCAGGCATAACTTCTACCGCAGCAGCTAACAGCTTTGGTGCTACCTCATTTGGAGATGCCAGTATTACCAATGTGAATGATATAGCCCTCGATAGTATTAGTGCTGATGGCACAGATATCAACATAGCTGTTAGCGATAATTCAGCGACAGCTCTGACAATCAAGCAGGGGTCTGATGCCTACTTGATTGTTGATACCGCTAATAGTAGTGAGTCAGTGTCTATAGGTACTGGTATCTCAGGTACGGCGATTACGATAGGACATGGAGTATCGGAGACTATAGTCGGAGACAACCTCACGGTTACTGGAGATTTCACTGTATCAGGTACAACAACAACTATAACTTCAACAACAGTAGCTGTAGCAGACTCCTTACTGAAGGTCGCTAAAGACCAAGGAACGAGTGCAGACGCAGTAGACTTTGGTATCTATGGTCAATACGGAGAAAGTGGCACAGCTAAATGGGCAGGTATCTTTAGAGATCAAAGTGTTACTGGTGACCCTTGGACATTCTTTGATGCTGTAGAGGCAGAGCCTGGTACTACTGTAAACGTGGGTGGTACAGGATATGACTTAGCAGATATATCAGCAGGAGGAATAACAGCCGCTGATACTCTTACATTCGGTAGTTTGTCAGATGGTTCAATAACTATAACAGCGTTTGTTGATGAAGATGATATGAGTACAGACTCAGCTACTCTGGTTCCAACACAGCAATCTGTTAAGGCTTATGCTGACTCGCTAGGTGCATCAGGTGACATAACTGCTATCTCATCTATATACAACACTAGCTTGAAGATGGGTAGAGATAGTCAGAATTTAATTGACTTTGCCACTACTGATAACAAGATTATTCTTAGAGTTAATAATGCTAACGAGGTGGAGTTAGTAGAAAATGCTCTATCGCCAGTAACTAGTGACGGGGTTGCACTAGGCACTACGTCCCTGATGTGGTCTGATCTGTTTGTAGCTAGTGGCGGTGTCATCAACTTCAATAATGGAGACATGACACTCACCCACTCAGCGAACACACTAACGGCAGCAGGCGGTACAGTAGCAACGGCAGCCCTAACAACCAGTACCATTGTTGCATCCGGCATTGTTAAGACGGATGACGCAACTGAAGCAACGTCTACAACAGACGGATCTCTGCAAACAGACGGTGGATTATCTGTAGTTAAAGATGCGGTGTTTGGAGATGACGTTTTCCTACTGACTGATAGTGCAGTGTTCAACATGGGGGCTGGCAGCGATGCCACTCTAACACACGATGGCACTACTGGATTAACTATAGCCGCCAACCCTATCATTGTTGATTCTGGTGCGCAAATAGAGCTTGATTCAGCGAGCGGAATCCTCACCTTTGAGGATGGTGGCACAGAAGTGTTACGCTTTACTGAGGGCAACTCAGGAGACGTGACCATAAAACTGGTTACCAATGCAAAAGACCTTATATTCACCGATAACAATGATGACGAGGGCTTTAGGATACTAGACGGTGCTCTTGGTGTGAAGGTTCCTGGGGAAGTGATGACCACCAAGATCAGCTATACCGATGGTGATGATGCCATTACTATAGCCGATGGTGGTGGTATTACCTCAGCGGCAGGGATTACATCTACTGCTGCGGCTAATGCGTTTGGTGCTAGTTCGTTTGCTGGTGATGTAGCAGTTGCTGACAGTAAGTTTGTTGAGTTTGAATCAGCAGCTGGAACTCCGACCACTGATAATACTGTTCAAGGAATTGTTATAGAATTTCTTGCAGTCGAAGCCATTACCCAGTTTGATGCTGTATATGTCAGTACAACGACAGGCAGAGTTGGAAGGGCAGACGCTAATGATGCTGCCAAGATGCCAGTAATAGGGATAGCTATTGAAGCGCAGGGTTCTGCGGGAAGTTCAGTTCGTGTACTTACTCATGGTGTCTATAGGGATGATGGTGGGTTCGGAGGTAATATGACTGTTGGAGTTGACCTGTATGCTCCCGAAACTCCAGGTACTCTCACTACTACTATACCTAGTGATGATGGTGACCTTATCCAAGTTATCGGAGTAGCAATTGGTGCGCGTAGTGCGTTCATTAATCCAAGTCTAGATATAATTGAACACGCATAATGGCTAATGAAGTTGAAAAATTAAATAATATTGCTCTTGCCGATATCGAAAAGATAAACGGTAAGGATGATGACGATATTGAAAAGATAAATGGTGCAGAATTTTCGGGCGTAGTATACGGCCCGCCTGCTGTGGTTGCAACTAGTGTTTTGACGGCTGGTACTGGCGGAACTTCACACACCCTGGCACTTGATGCTGGAACAGGTGTTGGGCGGTTACTTCTTGTAGGTATATGTCAAGAAGACTCTGGAGCAAGCCTTGGTGATCCAGTTGATAATCCCTCTGGTGTCACATACGATGGTCAAGCCATGACTAGAGCGATGACTAATTATAGAGCCACAGTGCGTAATTCAGTTTGGTATATCATTGCACCAAGCACTGGCACTAATAACATTGTTGCAAGTTTCACTGGCACTACAGATAGCCCTACGTCACTCAGGGGTATTTCATTGTCTGGATGTAAGCCAGTTGCGCCTGGAGGTGGATTCACCGCACAATGGGGTGCTGGTACATCTCAAAGTTACACTGTAGATACACAGGCGGGCGTAATCGTTATGGACTGGATGGTATGGGAAGGTAGTCCAACGAGCGAATCTAAAGCTGAAGGATCAGATATTGGAGGAGCACCAGCCTCAGACTCAGGGGGACACTACATTACTGCTACTGGCTCTTCTCAGGCAATGGGGTGGACGTGGTCGGGCAGTACTACATCTGTACAGAATGCGATAAGACAGTTTTCAGACGTTTACTCATAAAATATGAATGTCAATTACAGGAGCATGACATGATAGTAGGAACAGGCACAATGGCAGTTGGAGCAATTATAGATACATATAATGCAGACGGCAGGGCAAAGTCTATTGCTTTCACGGCTGCTTCTGGTAATGCAGGTACAACCAATGTTCGGATTAGTGATGTTGGCAGGTCAACTAATGTTGCATTAAGTGCGGGGCAAGATACAACGTGGGCGTTTACTCAGGCAAGTGGGGGTCTTGCTGCAACAATAACCATAACAGGAACCGACAATGATACAGTGTCATGGGCGATAGACGAGCGTTAAGGATGTAGCATGAACGGGGAAAAAATAGAGCAAATCATTAGAGAGAAAATACAGACATATCAGCAGCAGGAAATATCTCTGACCCAAAATATATATCGCGTTAAGGGTGCTGTTAAGGCAACCGCCGATGGAAAGGTAACTGCTAAGGAACGCTCTGCTTTGATGACCGAATTCTGGGATATTATCAATACAGCAAAGGCGATTAGGAAATGAGAATTAGACCACAAATTATGGCGAGTATAGTATGTGGTACTGTCTTTGGCATTGTAGGTATGTGGATTGGCATGGAGATGGGTGCTACTGAGGTCGTAACAGCCGTTATTGGTAGCGTCTTTGGGTTTCTTGGAGGAGTTTCGCTCAAGGTTTTAGAGCAGGAGTAAGGTTATGAATAATTTTAGTTTAGGTATTCTTACATCGTTGGTCTTTGCCTGGTGGGATCTATGTGCATCTCCGCTACGTAGCTACAACAAGGTTAAGCTATGGCGTGACAAATTCTTAGCCACCGTGGAGATGCTCCAGAGCGAGAGCCAGAAATGGAGGGCCGTTTTTACAACGCTGCGTCTGCCATACCTGGCACTAACTAAGGCCGGGGTGTCTCCCAATATGGCCGTATCGCTAATCATAGGAGGCACGGCCGTTGGTGGTGGAGCCATCGTAGCAGAGGTTATGGAACCGCCTAGCTTCAGCCGTGGGGATAGTGGCGTGTATGCAGCTCCAAGCGATAATCCAATCGAGTGGAATGAATCCATGCAGACCCTTAGAGTAGACCTTGGAACAACACCTGTGGGGTTGCTTGAGCTGGACTCCATAAGCATAAACACATACGCCGGATCTGCACTCCCGACTAATCAAACCAATGCACTCATACTAGGGGGTTTGCCAGCTACTTCAGATCCGGTCTTTGCCGAGACGTACCTGGAAGTCGGAGACTTATACATAGACAAGTGGCGTTGCTCTAAACTTATTATGGAGCATATAGAAGTTAACCACCTTATACTTACCAAGAATGCAGCCGACGGCATATCACATGCGATGACTGCCGGAACGCCAAGGGCTAGGGGCATAAGTGGAGGAGTCCGGGCTAACGAGATGGTCGTCTCGAATTCCACCTATGACCAAGTTGTAATTTCTAGTGCCACATCAAATATTGATGGACGCATTGATGAGATCCGCATGGTTAATATCTGGGCTAAAAACCCATGCTTACTGTCTCGGATCAAAGCCGGGACCATCACCATCAACCTTTCAGAATTTGGAAATGGGGATGGGCTGGCTCTTAAAGATTGGACTATTGCACAAAGTGTAGTTTATCAAACCCTGACAGCGGATCAGAATATTGAGGTACTGATAAGTCCGCCTAGTTAGAATAAAGGAATAGGAAAAGGAGAAGGATATGTTTAAGTTTTTGGTTGGATTGTTACCCAAGGAGTATCAGAGCCTCATCGCTGTTGGGCTAAGAGTTGTCTCTCAGCTCGATACACCAGAAGAAAGGTCTGAAGCTCTTAACTTTGCCAGGCTTGCATTAGCCGATGGTAAGGTTACCCCAGGGGAATGGGCGCAGATAGGTTCCAAGTTCGGAATACTGCGGGGTCCAAGCTCGGACGAGGTTGCCGCATACTCAAAGAGATCTCCGAAAAAACCCAATGCTTAAAGCGATAGCGTTTGTTGTCGGTAGTGCAGCCATTGTTTTAGCCGGCATAGGTCTTTATGTCGTGTTGACAGAGGACTATGTTCCGAGTCCACCTGACCCACAAGACTCACCGACTCCTTAACATCGCTGTACGTTGAAATATGAGCCATTTAGATAGGGAGAAGCTATGCCTAAGAAACCCCCAATTATTATATTGGGCGTAACATACCGCACTCATGAAGACCTTGAGGATAAATGTAGGTCTGTATTGTATTCGTATAGTGATGGTGACGTTGTTGTTGGTGAGGATGATAAGTTCCTGAGGGCTTTACTTGCCAGACATCCTGACGCTACTCGTAAGATTGGCGTTGGTGTGTATGGATTTTGGCGAGGTCGTTCCAAACATCGCACTCATTGCTTTTATCTTGATCGCATTGATGGTACTGCTGACGATTTTTCTTTTAACAAATGTATTGTAGGTAAGACTAAGGGGGTGCAGCAAGAACTGGAAAAGACATTACGAGCGATCATTCAGCGAGACATGCATTCATATAAACAGAAACTCTTTGGCATGGGTATCGGAGGTTTTAATGATGTCAAATGCTCACTGTCAGGAGAGTCGTTAGGGTGGGATAATTGCCATATCGACCATTACCCAAAAACATTCCAAGCAATAGTGCGTGATTGGCTCAAGGAAGAAGACATAGATCCTACTTATGATATGTTTGTTCCTAAATACGATCTCCAGCCCAACCCAGAATTGGTCGATGAGGTTCTTGTTGAGTCGTTTCGTGACTACCATAACTCTGTTGCTAGTCTCCGCCCACTGGACAAGCATATACATCTGACGCAAAAGCGAGTAGCGGTATGAAGAAACATCCCAAGAGATGCGCTGTTCGCAGACCTGACGCCTCAAGGTGTCCGAACAAGAAGGCTCATGGTTCTTTGTATTGCGTTTCCCATCAAGGGCAACGATAATATTGTGGTGTCCCTGTGGGGGTGGTGTTAGAGTGTCGATTCTGAACGGGACCAGGGTTGAGGCTCGATACATATCCCCCCACAAACATGGCAATGCCCAGTCTACGGACTGGGCATATGCCTAGGGGTCGGAGAGAGGTAGCCTGTTTCTGGTATATTTAGAAAGTCTCTAACATTTATACCACGACTACAAAACGCCGGGTCAGCCACTGATATCAGGCAATACCAATGTGAAGTATTGTCCTCACCCTAGAGACTTTTCATCGCACCTCTCGCTATCAGTATACACTACCTGGCATTCTTTTGGCGGATTGCTGCGTGGTTGAGGTCGGAAGCCGTTTCTCCTAGTTTAACCCAGTCCAGGAACTCGTCCAGTATAGCGACTACTGCCATCAGTTGGGTCCTGTTGGAGACCGGCAGTATGGATCGTTCCTTTTCCCCGGTCTTTGGGTAAGTTATACGATTGATGATTAAGTATGCAGCTCTAAGCATGTCCAGTTCGTTATACTTCTCCCGGTTCATCAGCACTGCCAGTGCGTGTGTGTAATCCGAATCGCCTTTTATTATAGGCATTATCCTATCTCCTCTATTTCTATAGCGGCCAACACCCTCTCGATTGTTCCATTCATCCAATGCGATGGTCTCCACACAAATGTATCCTCACCGGCGTGGTTGAGTGCCGACATCCACACTTCCTGTACATCAGTTAGTTTGCCGAGTTCGGCTTTGAGTTCAACATATATTACTCTATCCTTAACTAATACCAGATCCGGGAACCCGGCTGCATCGTACTGGACGGCAGTGACCCAGTTGCCTCGCTTGGTCATGCCCGGTCTGAAGTGTGCCACGAGCCATCCTTGTGCCCTGGCAAGAGAGATGACGTTCTGTTGCAGATCCGCTTCAGACATAGACCGGGCTAGTTGTTCTTGTGGTGTCAGTCTCTTCATCCTAGTAATCTCCTGAGAAACAGTGCCACCACCGCAGGTACGACTCCGTTTCCAAGGGCTTTAAGCTCGTCCACCCTATGGGTACGCCCATCAACCATTCCACGAAACTGGGATTCAGCCTTCTTTGTAAGTGCTGGGGCAAGGTCTGGTCGCTCTGTAAGGATTCTTCCCCACTCGTCTGATTGGCTTGGTCCTGGGGGCCAGGATGGGATGCCTCTTGGGTAGCCCACGTATATGTTACTGAGGGAAGATCGCTCTCGCCCTGCCAAGTCTCTGTTGGTCTTCTCCAGTTCATATCTGATGCCATTGGAGTCGGCCAGTTCGTTTGACCCTGTTGCACCGACACCTGATCCCGTAGATTGTTGGGGTTGGATCTCCCCTGTCTGTGGGTGTGCTCGTGATCCAGTGCCTCTTGGCTCTTGGGATCTAGCACATCCATCGTGTTGGGAGTCATCCAGTTCTCCCTGATTGTATCCATTAAATGTTCCTGTTGATTGGGTCGGCTGTTCATTGTGTCCTTGTAGTCTCTCGCTTGTGGAGTCGGCCAAGTCTCTGTTGCGTCTCGCAGCTTCACTCCCCACCTCACTCCGTCCTTGTTCTTCCTGCTGAACGATCCGTTCTCCATCTCCACGTTCTGAACCAAGCCCCCCTCTGTGTCCGATACCCTTGGAGTCGGCCAAGACCCCAAAGCAGAACCATCGTTTTCTTCTATGTGGTGCTTCGGCATCGTCAGCTCCCACAACTTCCCAGAAGCAGTCATACCCGATTTCGGTAAGTTGTCCAACCACAACTCCCCCGTATGCTGGGGTTCGTTCATCAACTGAGCTAGAAAGGAGACCTGAGACATTTTCCAGGAGGATATATCTGGGAGCCACTTCACGAATAACTCTGAGCGTATCAGGCCATTTGTTTCTGGAATCCTCAGAAGATCGCCTGGCTCCAGCAAACGAGTGCGGCTGGCAGGGGAATCCTGCTGTAACGAGGTCAACCATTCCTCTAAACTGTTCACCCCTAAAGGAAGATATATCGGAGAAGATGGGTGCGTCCGATAAGAGTTTGTCTTTGATTCTTGCTTTGATAATTTCTTGTGCATACTTCTCCCATTCGACATAAGCTATTGTCCTTGTGTTAATATTAGCGAGTTTCACGCCCAGGCTAATGCCTGAATATCCGGTAAACAAACTGAGTTCAGTAATCATGTACGCCCCCTCATCATCTCGAATGCCCGGCGTTCTATCTGTTGGGCTCGTTGCTTGGTGACATTTAATCCTTCACCAATCTCTGCATGTGTTAACCGAAACTCATGGTCCGGGTTCAATCCAAAGCGATCCATCACAACGCCCTTGTATTTATCCGGGAGTACACGCAACACCAGGGTAACCTGCTGTGCCAGTTGCATTGGCGTACCATCTAGATCAAGTGATAGCTGTTCCAGAAAGTGACGCCTTCTCTTATCCATCGTAGGCTCCTGGTCTTCTTCAATCCCTCGTGCTTGTACGAGGACTAGCTCTATAGCTTTTGGAACCAGGCGTTGACCACAAAAGCATTCCACCTGGTAGGTGGCATAGCGATTGTTGTCTTTAATATGAATAGAGGTTCCTGTTATGTACCCCTGGTGTTTCCAGTGCCTATTGTATTTTGCGGTTCGAGGTACGAACTGCACCTTATCCCCATAGTAAAACTTACGTGAGTTGTTTCCCATAATGTCTCCCCTCACAGGCTTTGCAGTTAACTATCGCAGCCTCTGAGCAAAAATTTTCTGGTGCATGTATGCACTCGGTATCCTGTGGTGCTATCTCCCGGTATAGTTTCTCTAGTCTATCCCATAAATCCAGATGATCCATCAGCCATTCATGTGTATGGATCATCCTCTCTTGTGTGGCCGTCAGCATTGCTCGAATACCCGGTAGGTCTGCCGTCAAGGTAACGAGATCCTGTTTGTTATTCTTTAACATCTTCATTATTATCTCGAGTTGGCCTGGGTCTATTGTATCAGGGGGTTTCACCCCTAGGTCCGCACCATCCGGGATAATCGTGAAGCCATTAAGGCGTACAGTTTCATAGAGCTGTACGCCTTTTTCAATTTGTCTAAGGTCTACTATATTTTGGTCCATGCTCCCCCCTCATATGGTACTTCATCATAGGTAGCAGGCAAGGCGTACTTTTCTCCCACCTTGGTTAACTTGTTATCTCTTACCCATTCAGACAGGCGAGGAGCCATACTCCTCTCCATGTAGTCCCCTATTTCCTGGGCTGTTTTAGCCCCGGACATCAGGTAGTTTTTAACCTGGTCATATTGTGTCTGGGCAGTACGCATCTCTGTTTTAGATATATCGCTTGAACTAAGCCTTTGTATGGATGACAAGCGATTATCCTCAAAGCTGAACTGCCACCCCATCTCTTTTATCAGCCCGGTATTGTTTGCTTTACGGTGGAACAAACCAAACTTGGTTACGTTCTCTCCTACCTGTTGATCCTTTAATACCTCAAACACATGGCGAGAAGCATTAACCTTATAGACAGAACCATGCAATGCCTTGAGCCCTGTCTCCTGTTTGTTTGGATGATCAATAATCATAGAAGATATCTTTAGTTCTCGTAATGCCATGAATGCCCGTAACACTACGTCTTGTGCGGTTGCGTCGCCCATTACTGCTGTTCCCATAGAATCTATAACAACAAATTCTATTTCTTTATCAGATACTATATCCTTTAGGGTTTCAACCTCATCGGCTATACCAGAGGTCATCGACTTGTACCATATGTGTGACTTGCCTGGCAATCCCAACACACTACGTATCTGTGTAACACGGCTATGTAGTTCTTGATAAGATGTTTCCCAGTCCAGGTACAGCACGTTCTTACGTTGTACCTTTAGGCCGCCATGTTCATAGCCGGCATCGACCAGCACTGCTAGGTACTGAGCGAATAAACTTTTGCCGGCAGATCCAATACCAAAAATTAGTGTTGGGTTTTCTACTTGTATTAGTGGATAAATGAGCCACTCGGCCTGTTCCTCTTTGGCGTCACCGGTTAGCAGCATCTCTGGTGAGCCTGATCGATAGTCAGTTAATATTGATTCGCAGAGCTGCTCCATGATGATGTCCCACTCTGCTTTTTCAACGCTTGGATCTGCATCGAATAGTAATTTAGCGAATGAGTTTCTACTAGTGGGGCTAGTCAATATGACTCGCCCCCCACGTAGATGGCCCTGACTAGTGATGCGTTCCGATGAGAACTGAATCTCAGCTTTCACTTCTTTGTCATGGCTGGTACGAAAGTACTTAGCGGTAGCCCGGACATTTAATTCGGGCCACGTCAGGGTGTAGTTGCCAGTGCCTCGTATACCACCAAGTTCAAAGTTATCTGTTCTTTTCTTTGGGTCGGTAATATCATCCATCAATTCGTCTGGGTTCAATGTTTGTCCCCCCTGTAGTCTTAGGAGATTCTGCCGGACGAGGTGTAGCCTGTAAATACACACGGCGTGGTGACTGTTCAGTGTTCACCCATTCTCCTAGCGTTCTTAATTCTATTTCTCTTTCCTTGAGGTTGTTGGTCCGCCGCATCTCTGCTAGTATCAGGGCCTGTTGCTGTTGGTTGTAACAGGCATCGCACCATATAGGTGCGTGTGGATAATCAAGGGTGCAGATCATCTCGCCCCCTTGATAGATCCCGTTAGTTGTCCTACCAAGTGAGCCATCCTGGCAGACAGCCCAAAGATTTCTGTGCTGAGTCGCAGGTCTACCGGGACAACATCAGCATAAGAGCCGTCTCTCATGATGTATACAATGTTTGCCTTAGTGGGGGTGTAGATACTACCCATGTTATCCAGGGCATTAGCATAAGCTGCGAGTTGGGCATGGTCTTTAGAATATAATGCGGGCCCATAAGTTTCATAAGTGTCGCGATTTTTGGTTTTCCAGTCCCATAAGACAGGCTCCATAGTTTTAGGATCAAATGATATAGCATCTGCTGTGCCACCATAGTTTAGTACCGGGTGGTAGAGGAACACCTCTGAAGCAATCCAGTTATGTTTAGATCCGACATCTTTCAGCCAGGCTGTAAACATATCATTCTCTTCATCTATTTCTTTGCCGTTACTTTTTATGTACCTCTCGATACATTCATGTAGAGCATTGCCTTCAGCTATACTCTTGGCAGTTTCCTCTTTGGCTGCATTGAAGTTAGTCGGCTTACTATTCCGGATTAATTTCGTGGCCCAGCTAACAGCTATACCAAAGTTATCTCCTGCGGTATGCGTATTCAAGGCGGTCACGCTCGATAGTTCAGCACTAGGTTCTCCCCCCGGGTACGTCACCATGTATTTATGCACCTCATTGTCCCCGTGTTTTCTGGTGATCCGGGTAATGTTTACATTTGTTTTAGACTTTAGGGTATGTTCCTGTGTTATTGGTTCTTTTATTTCTTTTGCCATTTTATATACTCCACATCTGTAATTGTTTTTCTTTGATGTACCAGGTTGCCTGGTATTTACCGCTCCCCCCATACACTCGAGGCTCTCCCCGAAAGATGAGGCCATCACGCTCAAGTTCCGGGAGTCTCTTCCATAGTCCTGATATTGTTGGGTTCTTGTCTCCTATCTCCCCGGCTGTTGCGCCGGGGTACTCTTCTATTGTATTCAATACTACCTCTTTCAGCCGGGGCTTGTTGGCCACCGGCTGAGTAGAAGTCCACGGATCGTTCAATCTATGGGTAGGGTAGATGTCCTGTAGGTTCATACCTTCATTACCCCTTGGTCATCAGGGGTGTTGTCCACAACGTCCTCTTCATCTACGATATCTTCCACCCCAATGGTATTCGCACGTATATGTGCAGCCAACTTGTTAACTGCCAGTGCTGCCATCTCTATCCACTCGGGATCTGGGAACTCTCCTGTGCGCTCGTAGTACGCTACTATGAGAGCCGTCGCATTGGTCTTGGAGTTGCCAGTCTCTTGTCCATCAGCTCTCCACTGATCTGATTGGGATGGTGTCCACCCGGTAGGTGCTACCACCTGTGGGGTTGGAGCTAGGGGTGGAGCTGTGGCGGTGGGCTCAACGCTCGTAGCATCAGGCTGTTTCGCTATTGTTACTGAAACCAGGTTGTACTGAGACCTACCCTCATATTCCCCGGAAGGTCTGGCTGATACCATGATATGCTGGCCTTCCAAGCTATGTACGTCTCCGAGCTGGGCCTCTAGGATCACTAGGTATTTTGGTTTTTCTCTAGTCTCCCGGGCTAACCAAATCTTTAAGTCTATCGTTTCATCCGCGTTATCCGGGCGCAAAATTATTCTACCTGGCCGGGTCTCTTCCGGTTCAAAATATCTTTCAACGATACCGGCAATCGCTATTGGGTCAGCGGGCATAAATCTCCTTCACGTTTGTATTAATTCTGTCTGCATTTTTTACCTTGATTGCAGCATCAAGCTGATCCTTGGTGTACACATACCCACGCTGAAATGGAATGCCTTGCAACCATCCCTCATTCCTATACGTATTCAACGTAGAAGCTGATACACCTATGTAGTTACGAGCCTCGACGGGCTCGTACAATTCCACGATACAGGCATTACTCCTACAGCTACAGCCGTTATGGATTCTGATCATGTTTCCTCCTTACTAAAGATATTGTGATCTATAAGCTATTATACAATTAGGGCGTACTAAAGTCAACTTTTCTTACACCAACGGCACTGGCATCGGCGAGGTAGTTGGTGTTTGCGGAAGAAGCATAGAAGCCAGTGCCACCTTGTAGAATGTATTAATCGTAAGCACTCACCACAAATTACTATCGTCAAGGCTCACCCCCTGTTCTGTATTCATTGGGTCGGGTAAACGGTGCAGAGTGCACCACCTGCCCGGCCCAAAAAAAAGGGGTGGTCCTTAGTGACCACCCCTCGGATCTTGAATTGTTTTAACTCTCACCCCCTTCGCAGTCTTTCGGCCCGTGCCAACCTCGGCCTAATTGAACGCCGTGAACGCTACAGTGCTGTTCCGGAAACTGCTCCTGGGTGGGCATCAGGATTATATTGATCCGGGTTGCACCACCACTGATGTTTATTTCCAGGTTGTATTCACTGATGTCATAGTGATCGCTTAACATCTTGCGTACAGCTCTCAAGACTTTCTCTTCCCGACTTATTGGATCAACCATTATTTTCTCCTCTCTCTTTAAGATATTCGCTTCCAACAGTCATACGTTCCCTGTCCATACATACCAGACTTGCTATCACCTACGTTTGCAGTCATTAGGAATGTGTAAAATTCTGGATACTCTACCTTCAAATCTCCTTCACCTGTACCAAAGTTCTCCAATATAACTTGTAGGTCAAAGACTTCTTCTTCTAGTATCTCTAATCCAAGAGGTGTTCTTGTGTCATAGTGAATAAATGTTTTTTCTTCAGTCATACTCTGTTCCTGTTTGGGGTCTAGCCTAAAGGATGCATTGGCTATTCCTTCAGATATACATGGATCATGTTTAGTTCCACACTGTCCGCTATGTTGTTGTTCAGCAATGGTCATCACCCTAGCAACAACCCCGATGATGGACAAACTTGTTGCAATGTGGTCTGGTAGGTTAACTACTTCCTCAACCTCGACCCCTTGCCTATCGCAATAGACTCTGACTGTATAAGAATTCGTATTAGTTCTTTCCTGTAATGTCTTAATGGTAGTCTGGAGCGAGTCAACCATTGCCTCGCATATCCCGTGTGGATTCTCCTCTACTAGTCTCTTAATCTTTCCCATATGTTCTACTCCTATACTGTATTTATGGCTCTCGCCTACACCCCCCGGGGGGTGTTTCGACCGGGAGCCACTCGGTCTCGTCAGGGCGATTAATCTGTTGCCGTCACCTCTTTCTGTTTTGTATTCACTGCTTTTATATCCTCGACCACTACAAATTTAATGGCCGGGAATGTGTATGGGTATGGGATAAATCCCTGGTCGATAGCTTGTTTAGAATTCAATGTTACCTCTTTCTATTCTGTATTAATTGTTCCTCGGATCAGGTTGCTAGTCGCAATGTGTCTCGGTCTAATATTTTCGCCCCCTTTCATAATGTATTCATTGCTCATGGCCACGTTTTCGGATTTGGCCTAAGCTCCTCTGGAATTCTGGAAAATTTCCAGAATTCCAATGGACCAGATCAATTTTTAATGTATGCCTATAACTACAGGAATATTTTTAAACTTCCAAGATCCGCAAGCATGCTCTTGATTAGGTAGGCATGCGTAACATTTGCCCGGACATACAAACGAATTTGCATATCCAAGTTTACGCGCTGATTCTTTTACTACTTTTGCCCATTGTGCCCATAGTGTCGGCGTGTCTAGTTTGTTAGGCATTTTAAAGGGTGCCGTAACTGCGACGAATTCCCCGCGGACAATTGGCAATTGTTCCATATGGGCCCGTAATTGGCCGTTGTATTTACTACCACCTGATAAATTAAGCATATAATTTGTTGGCCAAGGTTGGCCAGTTTTGTCATATGCTAGGAACACGGCCCATGACTTGGAGTATCCATATACTTGCAAGTCGGGCCGTTTGGCCAATAGATCAAACCAAAATTCGAGAGTGTCCAGGCTGTCTATATCGCCGTCAACATATAAACGGATGGTCTCATTTGTTGGTAAGTTTAAGAATGCATTCGTGATATGTTCGGATTTATTCATAATCAGAATAGTATTCTGTAATTGTCTAAAGTATGCATCAGGATACCGCCAAGCCTTGAAACTATAACACCAATTTAGACAGTCACCCGCCCCTGGGCAAGATATTTTTGGCAGTGTGGAAAACTGCCAAAACTTTAACTTGGAATTGCCTTTGACGAATATATTCCATTGTGGTTGACCTGTGGCCGTGAATTCCGTGAATTTACTGTGGGCCCGTTTCCAATTCGGGCCCCAATGGGCCGGGGCCCCATGGCCGAGGCCGTCCGGGTTGTTAATCGCCGCCTCGGCGAATTCTATCAATTCCGCTCTTGTTACCATGTTCACACTCCACAATTTTGTATTTGTAAGCTTGGCCTACCTCTAGATTATACGCTCATGATAGCCGAATGTCCATACCTATAGTCAATAGATTTATAGCTAGATCATCCTATGCTAACACCGTCACAAGTCTGGGAATTGGGCCGAATTCCTAGGCTTTGACAGGCGCAATCCCTGGAAACGTGGCGCATGCGTGGACGTAGACAGTAGATACAGTGTAATTCCATATAAAAAGGGATTTTATCCTGTCATCCCAGGCATCCCAGGCATCCCAGGAACCCTAGGAACCCCGAGCCCGGGCCCGAGCATGAACCCGGCACCCTCACACAACACACCACAACACTATGATCAAGACACTATTAAGCAAGACACTATTAAGCAATACAGACACTAGAGACAACACATGGGAGAACATCACCAGTAGCATCATCCGGGGGTGGACAGGAGGCTGGGCAACGGAGCGGAGCGACAACAATGGGCGGTCTCATACACCTAGGGCAGCAACATCGCACTTTAGAACACATAATCGTCAGCAATCAGGGGGGAGGGGTAGGGCTTGGGTGGAGTTGGGATAGTACATGGATACCCCTGACAATAAATTTTCCGCTAAAAGGCCTCCCGGCAACGCGCTACGTCCACAATGTATTCATTATTACGCAATGTAGATTGACTTATATGTCTTCCTATGTTAGTAATTACATAGGATTACATGGGATTGTTACAAGGATCTAGGAATTACAATGTAACTGGTTGTAACTTACATGTAATTCGTGACTAGTTACAATGTAATTACATGTAATTATTATGTAAGTTACAAATTACATTACATTTCGGGTCTCTATAAGACCCGTAAATGTAATTATGTAAGTATGTAAATAGGGAGATGTTAATGGCAAAGCGTAGCACAAAGGGAAACTACGACAATACGCCCGAAGGCATGGCCTTAAACAAGAAGCTATTGCTCCAGGCCGTAGAGGAATGGGGTGGTAACTCCAAGGCAATCAAGGTAGCCGGCATTTCCCGGGCTACGTATTTCAGATGGATAAAAGATGACCCTGGTTTTGCGGACGATCTCGAGCAGTCCAAGGTAGCATTTGGGGAGAAGATGTTAGCGGTGGCGATTGACAGGGTTCAGAACCCGGACAAGAATCGTGGATCTGATGTTTTGCTTATTTCTTTATTGAATGCGTTCCTGGGCCATATCTTTAAGCCGCAGATGGTTGTTGGGGAAGACTCGGCGAGGGAGCTTATCACGGAGTGGCGCAAGGCTGCCCGTCAGGAATTAACTAGCCAGGAGCCTTTATCTGAGAATATTGAAGAGACGCTGGATAGTATTCTGGATAGAAAGAGGACTGGCAATGGCGAAGCCCAAGTCGATTAAGCAGATGAAGAAGGCCCGTAAGAAGGCACGTAAGCATGATAAGGTGGGACGCAAGAGGTAAAAGATGACTACTGCCGTTAGGAAGCCGGTTAGAGACCAGGTATTTGATATAGTGGGCTTTGTTCCTACCAAGGAGCAGAAGGTTATTATAGATTCTCCGTATCGGTTTAACCTCGTGGCCGGGGGAGAGCAGGCTGGTAAGAGCATGATTGCTTCCAAGTATCTCCTGCACCAGTATTTCTTACATAATGAAGAACATGGTCCTGCGTTATATTGGCTGGTAGCTGCGGACTACGAAAGAACAAGGGCTGAATTTGAATATCTCAAGGATAATTTTGGGATATTGAAGATGTTAAAGAAATATTCTCTCCGTGTAGATCCCGGGTTCCTGGAATTGGTGGACGGCACGAGGATAGAGACTAAATCCGCTAAAGACCACAGGACACTGGCAATGAGAGCCCCCAACGGAATACTTGGGTGCGAGGCATCTCAACTGGATTTAGATACATTCCACAGGCTTATGGGCAGATGTGCCCCTAAAAAGGGATGGCTGTTCCTCTCAGGTACATTTGAGGGATCTCTCGGATGGTATCCACAGATGTTTACAGCGTGGGCATCGGGAGCTGATAAGCAGGCCAGGGCCTATTCCCTACCGAGCTGGACTAATAAGTATTTATATCCGGGCGGAGAGAACGATCCAGAGATTATCAGGCTGAAGAATTTAGCCAGCGATGACTTTTTTATGGAACGTATAGCAGGAAAGCCCAGTCCTCCAAGGGGTCTGGTCTTCCCTGAGTTCCGGCCTGATGCACATGTCGGCAACGTGGAGTATGATCCCCATGTCCCTGTTCATATATGGATGGACCCGGGGTACGCCGGAGCATATGCAGTCGAGGTGATACAATTCGTTGGGGAACAGATACGGGTTATCGATGAAATATATGAACAGGGTTTAATAACCGAGGATATTATAGATATTGTTACTGCCAGGCCGTGGTGGCGGGATGTAAAGTACGGCGTCATTGATATAGCCGGTACCCAGCACCAGGCAATGGCAGCTCCCGCTGAGCTGTGGCTGGATAAAGCAGGGCTCTTTATGGCTAGTCAGAAGATAAAAATCAATGAAGGATCTGAAAGATTGAAGAGCTGGCTTAAAATTGACCCCTCTACACACGCACCAAAGATAGTAATAGACGCAAAGTGCCAGGGATTACTGTCAGAATTCGGTGCATCGCCTAATCCTTTCGACGGACAAACGAAAGCATATAGGTGGAAAACAGATAGAGAAGGTAATATAGTGGGGGAAGTACCTGAAGATAAGAACAATCACGGCGTCAAAGCCCTTATCTATGGACTGATTGATAAGTTTGGCTACGGATATGTACACAACCGTGACAGTATTCGCGTAAAAAGGTGGGTATAAATGGCACGTAGAAAACCAGAAGATATCGTTAAGTTAGTGGATGCCCACTATAATGCGACCGAACCGCTCAGACAGAGAATGCAGGATGACCATTCTCTGTACAGGCTGGACCCCTATGACGCAGGGGAAGGCTATCAGTCATATACTTCTAATGAACCACACAATTACGCACAGAAAGTAATCGGGTGGATAGCAGGAGCTGAGATGACTGTGCGTATTCCGCACGACCAGGCCGACCCGGAACTACGCGACCGCAATGATTTAAAGGAAAGATTCCTTATTGGTATTATTAAAGCAGCGGATGAGAGGCTCTGCCGTATGATGCTGCCCACGGTACGAGATCAACTTGCATGGTATTCTTCACTCCGTGGATGGTACTCCGGCAGAGCCTTGCTGGCAAAACGGGACGATGGCACAACATACGTGGATATCACACCCTGGGACCCGATGCATACTTACTGGGGCGTCGGATCAGACGGATTAGAGTGGGCGTGTTACAAGGTTCCTAAGACCAGAGATCAGATACTGGCGCAATATAATGTACGCGTCGATTGGGATAGCCAGTATACAGCCGAGGGCATAGATGTCTATGACTTCTATGATAAGGAAATGAACACGATTATTATCCACGCAGGCTCTGAGAATCAGCCTTTAATCAGGGTTGTGAAGAAACAAACCAAGCACGGAGCCAACCAGGTTCCTGTATTTTTGGGACCGATAGGATCTAATCCATACATAATCGCTATGACCCATACGAATATGGACAATACTATCGCTGATGTAGGCGAAGCAGTGTACACGTCCACTAGGGATTTGTACGAAAAACATAACATGATGATGAGTACAATGCTGGAGATGACAGCAAGATCCAGGAGGCAGGGGCTTATTGTAAGATCCAGAGATGGAACAAAAACTTTAGATGAAGATCCATACCTGGAGGGTTCTGAGATTGCGCTTTCACAAAACGAGAACGTGGAACCCCTGGGACTTCTGGAAGTGGCCAAGGAAACAGGTGCGTTTATGCAGCTCGTATCCGGGGAAATGCAAAGAGGTGCTATCCCCTACTCAGTATATGGGGATGTCCCCTTCCAGCTCTCAGGGTTTGCTATTAATACACTCCGACAGGGAGTGGAAACAGTAGTAAGTAAATACCTGAGAGGCGTAGAGAAAGCCTACGAAATGATATTCAATTTAGTATCAGATCAATATGTAACCGGATCGTTCCAGTCGCTAGAGTTATCAGGAATGGATCGGCATAGAATGTATTTCACAGAGACAATTGAACCTGATATGCTGAAAGCTACCGGCGTTCCGGTCGTGAATCTGGTCGGACAATTGCCACAGGACGATATGACCAGGTACTCAATGGCACAGATTGCCAGGGAAGGCCCAACGCCTCTCTTGTCAGATCGTGCAATCAGAGATAGAATCTTGGCTATACAAGACGCCGACCAGATGGATGACTCTATTAAGGAACAAATGGCGGAAAGAATGTTGCCGGAAGCAGCATTGTGGACGCTACTCCGAGCATCCGAGCGTCAAGGGCGTGAGGATCTCGTCAGTTTTTATACAGGAGAATTGATGAACGTGATCATGCAGAAGCGACAGGCTGCACAGATGATGCAGCAACAAATGGCAATGCAGGCCGGTGGACCCCCAGGACCGGGGGGACCCCCCGGACCGGGCGGACCCCCTTCCCCGACCGGACCTCCCGGGGGACCACCGACTACCCGACCAGAAGTAATGCCTAATGCCATGATGGGCGTACCCCCTCCAGCTCCTACGCCACAAGCAGGACCACTAGTACCGCCGGGCACTCCGAGACCTGGCGCACAAGGAGGGCCATAAATGGAGCAGCGTAGTCATTTAAATAGAATTCCTGAGTTGGCTGCGAGTATATGGACGGGAGGCCCAGCGAATGTTTTCTGGGATATGTACTACGGTGATAAGACATTTGAGGAATCAATGGAAGATTTCGGCAATACTATGCTGGGCCATATGGAAGATTATGATATGGCGTCCGCTTATGAAGATGATGAGTTTGCCGTCGAGAAAGCCGCATATCAGATTGAAATGGCAGGATCTGCCGACCCGGCAGCTCTTGCTGGAGTAACAGGGATGTTAACACCCTGGGGTCCAGGGCTTGATGTCCCAGACATTGCCAGTCTCCTTGAGGAATTTCCTGCTGTCGAGGTGGGCTTCAATACCAACGACGAAGGCCTCTTTGATGAAGCAAATGCTATTTCTAACCATCCGGCATTTACCGGAGCTGTTGACAGGATTGAAGACGAGGCTGAAGACCGGGGCCTCCTAGCAGATATTAAAAACATATTCAGTGGCGTTGGTGACTGGCTTGGGGAAAACGTGTTCTCTCCACTGGGTGAGGGTGTGGTGGCACAAGGCGAGGGGACAATGGCAATCGGAGAAGGTATCGGTGACGCCATAACAGATAGCATTACCACTGCCGGGGATAATTGGCAGTTAAACCAACTGGGGAACAAAGCAGCCTGGGAGCATACGTTAGGCCAGGGAGTAAGCGAGCAAACCAATAATAAGTTTATGGAACTAGAAGACAAGGCAATGACTCGAGAATACTTCCGGGTCTTAGATGATATTCTGAAAGATGAAGGCCCAGCCGCGCTGAAGGCATATATAGGAGACGAGCGTAACTATCAGACCGGAGAGCTAGACATGGGCATGGTGAACGAGTGGCTCGAGGATTATCGCAACAAAATAAGCGGTGGTGCAGCTGACCCCAATAAATGGAATAGTATGCAGACGTGGCAAAATGCCGTGGATGCTGTACAGTTTTCTATGGATCAGGAATCCAAAGATGTTACTGCAACTATGCAGCCCACACCCCGCCTGGCAACTTCCTTGCCAGTAGAGTCATGGAAACAAGACATACCGTCCAATATTTATTTAGGTGACGCGGATCAGGATAAATACAAACCATACTTTATGCCGGGTTCGGCTGGCGATTGGGATGCAGAGGCGTTAATGGAAGAAGGGTTGGAACCAGACGAACTCAGTCCGCAAGAACAAATGCTGGGTCACCCACTAGATAGCACTCCATATGACCGATTAAGGGCAGTAGACCGTGATC